GTGGAAAGTCACGGCGGTAATCCGGTACGAGGAGGCCGGTTGGATACGGGAAGACGTGGTGAAGTTCGATGCCAAGAAGGCCATGCCAACCGATTTCACAGCGGACATGCACAAGCATCTCAACGACCGCATTGCAGGGCGTAAATGGTATTTTGCGAGGGTGACATGCCGCCCGATACTGAACTGATCCAGCCGGAGTTGTTCGGCCAGGATGAGCCGCCATGCCCTGGCTACGGCGTTTGCCCCGTAAAACTTTGCGGATGCCGATGGCTAGGGCTTGGCACTCCGTTCGCCAGCGATGTAAAAAAAGGAACTATTTATGCCGATACAGCTTTACATGGGAACGATGATGGCCTATTATTAACTCATCGGGAAGCAATAACGCAGACCGAAACGAAATAGGGGAACATCATGAGTAAAATCACATCGATTCACCAAGACACGGCAGCTATCGTATCAAAGATCACCCTGAACAAATCCGGAACAATCAACGGAAACAGCGAATGGGCGCAGCAGCTCCAGGGAGCGGGCAGACAGGTTTTGCGCTTCTTCCACCCATGCCCGGTCGAATCCCTCCAGGGACTTGATGGAGTCGGCGGTGTGGTCCTGCATCCCCTGAAAGATGATGATGCCGTTGCCGTTGCGTGAGCGGATCTCGGTGAGCGTGACTTCGAACAGATGCGAGACGCCAAGCGCCGTGATTTTTTGCTTCAGCAGCTCGCGGGCGGAGAACTGGAGTGACTTCTGGATTTCGCGGATACAGACGGAGCGTTGATGCGGGTTTGCCGCGTGTTCCTCGATGAGCATTTCAGCGAACAGATGCGACTTGCCAGAGCCTCGTCCGCCTTTTGCGCCCTTGTACCGGGCAGGGTATAGCAGTGGTTCAGCCCATGCGGGCGTCTCAATTACCAGTTCCATCATGGGTCGGCTTGATGATGCGGCGGGTGATCTGGGTCACTTGTACAGTGCCGGTATGCTCGGTCTCAGATTTGTCCTTCCAGCCGAACCGGTTCTTCATGTTGAAAATCCAGACGGTCGAATTACCTTCAAGCCCCATGGCCATTTCCCGACCACGTTCTTCCCACCAATGCTCGCACAGTGCCTTGGCTTCCTTTACGGTTTCACGAAAATCCTCGGAATCTTCAAGCAGGGTTTCCCATGCCGACATGCCAATGCCCAATTTGCAGCGGATGGTTACAGCGGATTGCCCGTCTTGTCCACACTGACGAACGATCTCATGCCAGTCATCCGGAAGGTCTGCTGTGGTCGTGCGCGGTCTCCCCGGCGGTCTACCTGTTGTCATTACCGCTTCCTCCACATCTGCCACAATTTCGGCAGCAGCAGCACAATCTGGATAACCGTGTAGATGATGGTGAGCACAATCAGCCAGTCTTGCAGCGGGTATCCAGCAATCACCATGCCGGAGACTACGACCGGCGGCGTAACCTTGGCCGTCACCGCGCCCACCTCCGCTACGTGTTGGACTTGCTGTACATGCTCAGTTTTGCCCAGCATTGCCCGCGCCCTTGGTACTATCCTCAGACAGGATCAGCTTCAGCCCGGCGGATACACCGGCCAGAGCTGACAGGTAGGCGGCATAGGCGGGGAAGACTGGCGTCAGTGCCAGCGCCACCAGGCCGATGCCAGACCATGTGGATTGCCGCTTCAGCTTGCCCTTGATGCGGGCTGTGGTTGTGCTCATGCGTCACCTCGCAACAAAAGCCCGGCGCTTGGCCGGGTATGGGGTATGGGGTATGGGGCATGGGGTGATACTATCCCACTAGGGCCAGCAACGGCGAGTGCCGGTTGGAATTGATCGGGCAGCATGGGCATCAGGCCGATGCACATAGCCGCGAGTCCGCCCCAACTGGACGGCTCCCTGAACCGTGAGCGCCGAGGTGTCATTGCGTCACCGTCGGGCAGAGTTTCAGCGTGATTTCGGGGCAGACCGGCAAGTTCTGCATGTTCGCGCATCCGGTCAGCAGCAGGCAGAGGATTACGGTTTTCATCGTTGTGCGCTCCACCACTGTTTAACATCAAAACACGGGCATTCCTTCAGCCAGTCGCGCCTGTCAATCTTGCCATCTCCGTTGCTGTCGCCGAAAAAGTCCCGGTGACCCTGGATCACGGCACGCGGATATTTGGCGTGGAGGCTGGTCAGCAAGGCGCGCAGGCTGTCAAATTGTTGCTGAGTGAAATTATTGACCGCTTTGCCGTCCGCATCAATCCCGCCAATCAAGCAGACGCCCAGGCTGTCGCGGTTGTGACCTTCGACGTGCGCGCCCATTTTGTCTTCAGGCCGTCCGCGCTCAATCGTGCCGTCGCGCTTGATGACGTAGTGATAGCCAACGCAGGCAAAACCGCGCTCAACGTGCATCCGGTGGATTTCGCGGACTCCCATCAATGCGGTGGGGCGAGTGGCGGAACAGTGGACCGCAATGTATTTGACGCCAGCAATTGCCGCCAGTTTGCCTATAGGTAGCGCAATCGGGCAGGCGGTTATTTGCATGGTGGCCTCGGAATAAAAAACCCGGATGGCTTCGGGAAGGGGATGTTCAGATATTAGCCATCGTTCGGAGGGTTTTGCAAGTCTGGCTTTTTTACGTCGCTGGCGAACGGAGTGCCAAGGCCAATCCATCTGCATCCACATAGTGGAATGGGGCAAACGCCGTAGCCAGGGCATGGCGGCTCATCCTGGCCGAACAACTCCGGCTGGATCAGTTCAGTATCGGGCGGCATGTCACCCTCGCAAAATACCACCTACGCCCTGCAATGCGGTCGTTGAGATGCTTGTGCATGTCCGCCGTGAAGTCGGTCGGCATGGCCTTATTAGCCTCGAACTTAACCACGTCTTCCCGTATCAAATCACCGTCCTCGTACCGGATGACGGCTGACACCTTCCAGTTATGCGGCTTGGTGCAGTACCGGGCGCAGCCGTTTTCGTGACGTATCGGTCCTTCGATGCCGTCAGGTTTGACGACAAACGCGGCGAAGGGTTGGTGCTGGAGTGGTTTTTTCATAGCTCTTCCCGCTCCCATCCTGCTCGGAATCCGCCCTGTTTCGGCCAGACAACAACGAGCGGGAACGGGAATTTTTCAGCGCAAACGCGCAGCTTCACTTTTGCGTCATCCTCAGCCCGATACCCTCCGGCAGAGTTTCGCGCCTTGACCTCGTGTATTTCAATGCGGCCGTCCGAGTACATAACCATAAAATCCGGGTAGTAGTGACATTTTGCCGCCACCTTCAGCCCGATACACTCAAACCACCATAAAGCCACTTCCCCGGCGATTTGAGACGCTTTCAAGTGTTCGGCGTAGGCTGATTCGGTTTTGTTCATTTCCCCGGCTTTAAGGCGGCCTAGAACGCGATTCCGTGGCATTTGCCGCGCGTGGCTGCGGGTGAATGTCATGATTGCTCCCCGATATGCTCAAGCAATGCCTGTTCAGCAGCCCTCAACAGCAATATTCCCGGCGTGCACAGGTACAGGTAGCAAGTTGCCTCCCAAGTCTCCGGGGTGGAATCCAGTATTTTCCGCAGCGCCCGACGCCGGTACTCGTTCGGATTGACAATCCGGCCCTTGTGCTTGATCTCGTCGCGGATGTACCAGAGTGCCTTTTGCAGGTCTTGAGCCGGTGCGCCTTTGTCGCGATGGCGGAAAATGTACTTGAACGCGTTGCCGCGATTGAACGACAGATGGCGCGTGACCTGGATGCATTCGATTCCGGATGCGTGTCCGCAGTAGTGGGCGGGGTTGTTTACAGGGTCGGTCATTGCGGCACTCCCCAATGATGTTTTTTAACCTGGTTCGTGACGTACAGCTCAAGCGCATCTGCTTTGCTGATTCCGTTGCGTTGCGCGTACTGGATGACCGTGTTGTTGCAAAGTCCGTATTTTTTGCAGTGCGACATCAGTGATGCAGTCTCTCCACGGAATACAAATGACTTGCAGTGCGGCTTGACGTACCCGTGGCGCTTGCACATGGCCATGACGGCCTGATAGCACATTCCGGCCTCTCGCCCCATTGACTCCCATTTCATCCCGTTCCGTTCCGCCAGCTTCTGCAATTCCTCAGCCGGTGTCGTACCGTTCATCATCGCCTGAACCTCTGCCCAATCGCGAGCCATGGTAAAATCCCCGTTGTTTTCTTGTCTGTTCAGTATTGCGCCTGCATTATTCACCGTCAACCACTTTTCCCGTAATCCGCTCGAAAATAACCCGGCTGACGTATTCCGCGAATCCGACCGGGTCAGTCTTGGCCCGTTCGCGCATACCCTGCGCCGTCTTTTCGGACAGCGC